CTTTAATATTTTCTTGAAGAGCGGCTTCATTGCGGTCTCCGCGAATGTCCGGCAGAGTAACTCAATCTGAGCCTGTGACGCTTGCGCCGCCAGGGAGACTGCCGCTTTCGCTGTACTTTGAAGGGCCGAAGGATCTAAGCCAGCGCTTGCACGGCTGAGGCCGGTCCTGTCTTCTTTTATCTGGTCCAGGTAATCTAACATCGGGAACGCTTCTTTCCCGCTGAAGCTCTTCTGTAGCTCCCCTATCGCGCCTGGTTGCCTGACACGGATAATTTTTCCCAGCTTCTGGCTGAGGACGTCGTCGGTGTTACAGGCCCCGTCTAAAATCCAGGTGTCTGGATGGATCGACTTGGCGAGCGAATCTAACATATTGCGGAGGACGCTTGACTTGATGAGCTGTATGTCGCTGGTCAGGTCCGCGATACTGGACCCCTTCCAAAGGTGTCCTTCGGGGAGTCCGCAAAAGATTTGAAAAGGGATGGTATTGACAGGACCATGATGCAAAACTTTATGATGATTACCAGCGCAACAAAAACGGCGAAGCTCAGCGATACCAGTGTTCCCATAGTCAACCTTTGCGTAAGCCTCAATGTACAGTACTCTTTTATTCGCTTCCCCAGCGTCTGGCGAGTCAGCAAAAGTACCCACCGAGTGTCGCGCCACAAATTCCGTATTGTTTCCAAATTCATCTTCGTCTCCTGATAGAGATAACATTTCGTCATAATCGTAGCCCATCTGGACAAGCTCACTGATCGTCAAATATCTTCTGTGAGCAACGATTGAGGAGTCTTCAATATTCTTGGCCCTACGATCGATCAGAAACTCCTCACAGGGTATTGCTTCTACTACCACGCTACCCTCGGTGCGGGTACGGCGGATCACAACATCATGTAGGTGCGGGACTTCCATTTCCTGCGCTTGCATTTGTTGTGGCCCGCCGGGAGAGATACCCTCTGGTCCTGGTGGCCCTGGTGGTTGCCCTTCTGGTCCTGGTGGTGGTCCTGGTTGTCCTTCCGGCCCTGGTTGTCCTGGTTGTCCTGGTGGTGGTGGCGGCGGTGGTTCTGGAGGTACGAAGGACGGGTCTGGGTATGATTCTATCTGTGAACCTTCGATGTCCGGGTCATTCATCAGAGCCTCCAGGGAGGTGTCGTCTAGTCCCGTGAATTCCTCATGCTGTACAGACTCCCGCTGTTCCCAGTCCACGCGGCAGATACCTACTCGACGGATCAGGGCATCCTTAAATATCGTTAAAAATGTATTGAAAGTGTCCGGGTTGTCATGTCCCAGGACGACTGAATTGACATAGTCCGAGGCTTGCTCGCTGAACTTGACGTCTTCTTCAAAACGGGGCGTGTAAGAAACGACACGCTCAGAGCCGAAGAAAGTCCTCATAATTTGGGGGAGCATTAGGCTTACAGTGTCCCTTACCGTCATATCTATAACCTGGCTCCGACCGGCTTCTTCATTGCCAAACGGTTTCCCGTTGTAGTAGTCCGTAGCCTTGACGCGATCCGGGGCCTCTGTCAGATCAATATAATCGACAGCGTCATCTATCAGTCCGCCGATGATCCCCTCGAGTTCCATCTCATCCATGGTTTCGCCGCCAGCGAGGCGTATCTGTTCTTCCTCGAGTTCGGCTAGCGATTGTTTTTGCTCGTAGTCTGTCGTCGGCATATTTTATCGATTAAATTTTAGATACAAATAGGGCTAATAGGAAAAATGCCTGTTTGCCAGGGCTGGATCAAGTTAAATGTAATAAAAATAGTCTTTTAATTAAATTTTAGAAAAGTTGCACTGTTGCATTGCCTAGGGAGTGCAACTATGCAACTCCATTTATAAAAAGACGTGGAGTTGTGGAGCAACGTGGAGCCTGCCAGTGTTTAACAGGGTTTAGACTGCTCCACGTTGTTTTTAGAAGTGGAGTAAAGTGGAGTTACCGTTACCAGGGTAATAAAAAGTAATTATTTTAATTTTTCTTTCATTTATATATCAACAACTTACAGCTAAGTAATTGTAATCATGTTTAATCTTTTTTCTTGTATACTGTTGTATACTCCTGTATATTAAATAATGAGGACTGCATAAAGCGCCTCACAACAACAACCAAGCAAGGAGAGAAGATGGAAAATTCAGTAAAAGAAAATTTAGTCGGAGTAGAACTTCGCAAAACCTACCCAGGTTACAATTCCAATTTTGGGAATCGTTCCTATGAAATTAAACATAAAGGAGCAAAAGACAATCAACTTGAGTGTCTTAAAAAATTTGGTCCTGCAAAAATTCGTGGTCAACATCCAGAAACATTGGAATGGATGGTTGGATTTGAAGGAGAACTTGACAAATTATGTTTTTTTGGAACCGAAGAAGCCGCCATTGCTTTTAAAGTATTTCACAACTCACCAGCAATGGAATATCAAGTAATAAGACATCCCCACTACAAATCAAGATGGACAATTAAATCCCGCAGGCACCCCAGGCAAATTGAGCCAGATAAATGGCTCTGGTTCATGGGAGGAAGACCATACCCCACAAAAAAATCAGCAATTTGTTCTTTCAAATTTTGCTACCAAGACATCAATAATTTCATCGAAATAAACTAACCAACCAGCCCCCTCCGGGGGGCATAACCAGGAGAGAGAATATGACACTCAAATACGAAAACAAATTCAAAATCGGAGACAAAATTAAAGCGCTGGACTTTGCTGGTAATAATAAATACTGGATTGCCGGAGAGATAATCGGAACTTCAGTAGTCAGGGGAGCGAAGGTATTTGAAATTCAGATCGAGGAAGATACCTTAGCAGAGACAGCCGGAGATTCAAGAGTTGGAGACGTAGGTTTCGTACCAATGGAATGTTTCCTGGGAGATGCAGTTTGTGATAACAGAGTGACGCTGATATCAAGTTCGGCAGACAAAGAGCTGATATTTGAAAAAATTAAAATATAATCAACCCGGCCCCGCAAGGGGCCACAACCAAGGAGAGATATGAATACATTACTTTCACTATTTGACTATTCCGGGCATTGGTCTGGGGAATTTTATGATGCTGGATGGGATGTCTATAATATAGAACTAAAATATAAAGACGATCCCTTGTGTTTCCCATGTGCGGATATTATGGACCTTAATTCTTGTGAGCAACTACTTGAACTAGATATCTTGCCCGACGGGATATTGGCCGCTCCCCCCTGTACTGACTTCGCAGGGTCCGGCGCTAGATGGTGGAAGGAAAAAGATTCTAAGGGGGTAACGGAAGAAAGTATCAAATTAGTTCATCAAACATTAGATTTGATTGACTTTTACCAGCCGGAATTCTGGGCCTTAGAAAACCCAGTGGGAAGATTGTCTAAATTAGTGGACGGTTATATCAGTATGTATGGGAGAGTAGACATAGGGAGTCCAATGTATTTTAATCCGTGTGACTACGCTGGGTATCTCGACCTATCTAATGATGACCTGGCTTACCTGGAAGAGATTGACAAGAAAGACGGTGTCGGGATCACGTTTGAAGATTGGCAACATATCATAAAATGTAATGCCTACACAAAAAAGACAGGACTATGGGGCAATTTTACAATGCCAGAACCAAAACCAATTAAGCCAGTTAAAGCAGGGGGACGGACTATCGGAACATCTGCCATGAATAGGTTAGGTGGAAAGTCTGAAAAGACTAAAGAGTTGAGGTCCACTGCACCGTTAGGTTTTGGGAAAGCATTTTTTGAAGCTAACCAGGGTGAATAATTGGCCTTCATATTGAATGGCTTAACCTATAACAAAAAAGGAGGACTTAATGACTAAAGACCGAAAATCAGTTCACATATCCGCCACGGCGCATTCACTGATGCTGTTGGAGTTTGAACAAATGCAGAAGAAAGCACAAAAGAATGCGGACTATGCAGTTAACCCCCCAAACATTGAGGAATTCGTCTCGGAAGCAATATTCGAGAAAATAGAGCGGATGAACCGAAAATAAACACTCCAGGAAGGCCCCTGACGCAATGTTCGGGGGTCCCCTACCTTAGACTATCCCCTTAATTTCCCTACCCATAGGTTTCGACCAAGGTATCTTTGAGCGTGAAGCGTAGTTCGAGAACGTCAGGATCAGCGCGTCCGCACGGTCAGGCGATCCACCCAGCCTCCGGCGCATCTCGTCCTTACTCTCAACCTTCTGTTTGCCTGTACTCGAATAAGAATACCTGACGCCGCATAACTCCTCAATCAAGGCACCGTCATTCGGAATGACTACGTCCAGGCCCTCAAACCATAGACGCGCCTTCTCCCATAACTCGCTCCGTAAATTCAAATGCTGGCCCGCAATACTCGGAGCCTCACTCACGTTAATTCCCCGGACGTCAACGCCTTCCTCGAGCAAACGGTCAACGACTCCAGCTCCCAAGGAAATAACATCAATATTTATTGACTCTACTTCCAGTTTGCGCCTCTTTAATTCCTCCAGCTCGCTCCTCACCCAGCCAACAACTTGCATAGTGTTTAAGTTCTTCCTGGTCTTGACTCCATCACCCAGGACCGAGTTACCCTGGCGTAAACATATTGCACTCGAATCATTCCCAAACCTGGCGACGTCAACCCCCATAATAACAGGACCGCCGACAGGCTCAACGTCACGCCCTACAGCCGACTCCACTAGCTGGCGCGGTATGATCGAGTCCTCATCGCTCAACGGGAAAAGACCCTCGCAACGTACACGGAACTGGTTACTCTCTCGCCCGTAACGATTCTCAATCTCAGTAATAAACTTTTTCGAGACCCTCGAGGAGTCCAGGCTGGAAATACGCCGCGTCTCCCACTCATTTTTTAACTTGTGGTGCGTGTCGTAGAAGAACCCTGACCCCCTCACTCCATTACCTAACAAGAGTACAGTCGAGTCCTCCGCCGTCATAGAAGACGCTCCCGCTTCAAAAATTGCGTCCGGGATACCAGAACTTTCATCGCAAACAATTAGCGTATGGTCAGAATGTATTCCGGCGATTGTCTCGGAACTTTCTGGCCTGGAAACTCGGAAACTTATAAAACTTTCACTCGGGGCCGCTTTTAAACGTATCTGCTCAGTCAAAACGTCGAGCTGGCTCTGGACAAAGTCCGGCAAGTGGCCGATCCAGCCGCGGACCTCAGCGCCAAGTGCGTCATGTAGCTGGG